TAAGAGTCGAAAGACCGAGTTCCTTCGGAACTCCCGCCGTCTTTCACCGTGTCCCCACAATACTTGCGTTCCCCATCCAGCGTGTACAACCCCTTTTCAACACACAGTTTCTTGAGCGCCTCGAAATTTGTCCAAAAATGAGTCGTGTGATCGTACTCGGGCACAGACATGTGTGCCAACTCGTGAATGAGTACATACATCGCCGAGTTTACATCGTCTCCATCCAGACAGATGTAAATTTCGTATCCCTTGTTCACGTTTGAACCTATGGGACCCTTGGACTTGTCCCACCCCTTCATACCTGTAAGGAGGGAAGGCTTCAAGACCCCTTTCCACAACGGATCGCCCGTCTGACGAAGCATGTCAAGAGTGGCCCAGTACCTCATTTTGAGTTCGGTCAACATGGGAGGTTCCTGGTGAAACCAAAAAAGTAAAAGCAAAAAGACAAACAAGATTCCTGAGATGATCGGCCAGATCATCTTTTACCTACTCTTACGAAAGACAAATTTTGAGTATAAATCGGAGATGAGACCCGTTGGTTCGGAAAGCATGGGTTCCCACATGACCAAGTCGAGACCGAGGGCTGCGAGGTCCTGAACAAGTACAGTGGCGTCCAGGACGGGCTCTTCACGCCCGCCGTCTGCATAGAACGGCCCATCGACCAGACGGACGTTCAAGCGCCGCCCACCCTGGAGCAAAGCACACTCGTTCCCCAGAGAATCTGTGAAGTGTCCGTACTGGTCCACGAGAGACTCGGCCCGGGCCTTCTCGGGCACGACACCAATAAGTAGACCGTTCGGGTTCAGGGAACACGCGATCGCCTTGAGGGACGTTCGGTACGTCACGGGGTCTTCGCAAATGTACTGGAGCGAAAAGTTGTAACAGATCACATCATATGGCCCGGCAAAAGCCGCTTGAATAACGCTCCCTTGGCCAAGAAACCACACGCCAAATTGCATGTCGTGAGCCCGCTGCTCCGCCTCGCGCAAGGACTCTTCATCTGGGTCAATCGCAAAGACGTGCACGCGAGCCGCCTTCCACTTGTGCCAATCACCGCCACGGCCACACCCACAGTCAAGCACCTTGGTCCCAGGAAGGACCCAACGCTGAATCAATTGACGTTTTGCATCGTTGTGCATCTTTCGCATGTGCTCACTTGTTTGCGCCATTTAGCTTAAAAAATAAGCGCTCGTTCTTTTTATATGGGGTCTCTCGAGCAAGATTACTTGACGGTTCCCGGTCAGCTGTATGCGTGTGTTTCGTTTGTCGGTCCAGATATGCCACAGAAGAATGAGAAGCTTGGTATGAAGATTCGCGGGTGTTTCGCGTCCCGTGATGAGGCGGCCAGCCACGCCAAGCGTCTTCAGAAGGAGGATGCCCTCGTGGACATTTACGTTGTGGACATGTACAAGTGGCTCTTGATCCCTCCAGACCGTGACCAGATTACCGATGTGCACTACCAGAACGAGAAGCTCGAGGAGATTATGACCAAGTACCGCGAGAACCAGAGCCAGGCTGCGGCAATGTTCGAGAAGCGGAAGCGCGATATGATCGCCAAGCCTCAGCCAGGCCCCTTCCCATACATCGACCCGGCCGACGAGAACTCCAAGTATTACACCAAGCCGGACGTTCCTCCAATTCCTCACCCCGCAGAGATTGTTGAAGATCTGCGCAAGGAGTTCCCAGACAAGACGGTGGCTGAGCTGGTGGCCATGGCCGATGAGCGCGTGAACAAGATTATCGAGGAGCGCCGTCTCCCCGCGGTCCAGATTGACTCCATCACCGAGTGTAACGAGGAGGGGGAGGAGTCTGCCCAGACTCCTCCCGCGGCCGGAGACGACGATGTTCCCGACCAGTAAAAAACCTTAACATATATTAGTTTGAAAAAAATGGACGTTCTTACAGCACTTCCCACGTGGCAATTTGTCCTCGTGGCAATTACTGGAGCCATGACTCTGTTTACGAGTATTTATCTTTTGGGACATGGATACATCGCGCCTTTAGCTTTGGTGGCCGTTATCGTGTTCCTTCTTTTTATGGCATATACACGCCTCCAGCCTTCAGTCGTGTCTCGTCCGCCGCCTACAGATGACGGAACGGGAGGGTCCCAGTTTGACGTGTTTCGTCAAATGGAACCTGCTGATCAAACTCGTGTAAATCCCTGGACGGGGATATTACAGGAGGATGTGTATGCGAACCGTACAGGTCCTATTGGAACTTTTGTTGGAAATGATGATTACACAAAGAACGCACCTTTGTATCCTTTTACTTCATAGGGTTCACGATGATGGGCCGCATGTTCATAATAAGTACACCAATCACAATACCAATCAAAATAAGAGCAACTTGATTATCTTTGAGTGAATCAAAGACGTTCTGTTGACGCGGCGGATCGAACGCGGGAACAAAACGTCTCGGAGGGGGCGGGTCGTCAAAGTCTTGTTGGGGCGTCCAAGCTCGGGGATTACGGGGTTCAGGCTCGGGCTGCTGCTGCGGTGGGACGCTTCTTAACGACGGCTCGGCGCTTTGCGACAGGAACGGCAGGTTCTCCATCCTCGTCACTGTCACTTACATCACTCTCACTTTTATCTGGCACAACAAATCCGTCCAAATTTCCATCATCATCGGCATCTGATTCGTCATCCTCCTCGTCCTCGTCCGTTTCAATATCCTCCGAGGAATCACCTGAATCCTCCGTGTCGTAGTCCTCGGGGGCGTAGTCGTCCTCAACTTGCTCAACGGGCTCGTAGCGTACAGGGGCCTTGGAGACGCGTCCGGAGCGCGTGCGGACAGCTCCAGAAGAGCTGGACTCCTCAACGGTGGCAGCAGCTTCAGCAAGGGTGGTGAGGTCCGCGTGAATCTGCTGGGCAGGGGGGAGGACAGTCCCTGCGGGACTGGGGCTACTGCCCGTGGCTTTTGACTGGTCCCGGGTCGCGCGTGTCGGCATATTCTGGATAGTCCATAAGCGATTCGTTTAAGTAACGTGGGAAGAAGTAAAGTCCCTTGTTGATTGCATTTTGATTCAAAATAAGTTCACCTTCGTATCCCAGCTGGAATGCGAGTTGTGCAAGCTTTTCTTGAATATCAGCATCGTCGGCCCGCCGGAGGCCAAGTCCCAGGTCCTTGATATTCTCGGTCGCGGTATACAAAGCCTCTGACGCATCATCCAAACGGGTCGAAGCCAACTGTTCGAACGTGCGGAGGTTCTCGAGAAACCTTTGCCAACTTGTTGGATCCAGACCCGAATACGGATGGACCAGATGCTCGTACTTTTTGAACCGAGACTGAGGACCCATCGGGAAAAATGTCCATAAGAAAACAAGAAGGAGGGCTACCCACAATAGCAACATCTTTGAGTTGCTCTACTATAGATGGAGGAAGAATATGTTCCGTCCCTTTGAACTCGGCACACTCTTCGTCAAGGCACCTCTGAGAAATACGACCTGAATGTATAGAAAACCATACGTGATTTGATTTGTGTTCCGTTCTAATTCGTTCACAAAATTTGGAGTCTGTCTGGACAAACCATCCATTGTGTTCATGTCTCTGAACCTTTTTGACATGGGCCCGACTCTGACCATCCATGTACTTTTGAACAAAGTCTTCGAGTGGTTCCGTGTTCCCCAAGGTCTCCGTGTGTGGAGCTTCCTCGTCCGTTCGGATCGCAAACAAGGCTAACGTGTCGCCGTCTGGCGTCCTGGAAAACTCGCGACCGTCTAGAGACCGCCAGGGCACGTAAGGGTCACCTGTGGGTTTCTTGTGTGACCATAACATCCGAAGTCCCGACCCGCCATAGACCGAAGAGTCTATCACCTTGTCCCAATCAAAGGGGAAATCGGCCGCTAAACTTGTGACTATTTTTGTTCTTAAATTCATAGCCTGGGTCCGAGACACGGTCAGGTTGGGCCAATGGATATGAACGCCAGACTTGATGAGGCCTTCACCGACCGGCCGTGGTCGGGCCCGAGCGATAAGGCATTTCGAAGAAATGCCGTCCCCAAGAGCCTTGTGAATTATAGAACAAAATTGAACAAGGTCTTCATCGGTCAACTTTTCGGGAGCCTTATAGTCCAAGTCTACGAAAAACTTGAAACTTTCCGTCTTTTGTTCGACGACATACAATTTTGTTCCTAAATTGATCGCTTCTATGTACTCTCGGTAGAAGTCCTGGGTCTCTTCCGGGGGTACGCACAAAATTCCACCGTCCATAAGGACATGGGTTCCTGGCCCGTGAGGGACGCGCCAGCGTTCTATGGACATCTTAGTCTTAGAGACGTTTACGTCTCTAAGCCGCCGCCTCGTCATCACTCGAAGAATCCAAAAGCCATGACAAAATGTGTTTGTGTTTCTGGGTTGGGGTTGACTTTTCGGGCGCCTTGAGTTCCTCGACAATAGCCTCTTCCTTTTCGGTAAGTTCGACTGGTGGTTCGGGGGGAGGAGTCTTTTCAGACTCCTCCCGAGGCTCTTCCTCGGACTCTTTGGGGGTCTCTTCGGACTCTTTTGGGGCTGACGCCGTCACAGTCTGCTCCTCCGTCGCAGACTGGTTTGTTTCCTCCACCTTTTGAATTTCATAACACAATTTCATCAAAGACATTTCATTCGCAAGTTTTGCCGCCTCCTTCTCAATCTTCTTTGGGTCTGTAATCTCACCCTGAAGCTTGACAAGAATGATCGCCAACTCAGTCTTTGAGCGAGTCATCTGAATTTTAGAAGGAAATTAAAAAGCGAGTTTACTCGCGTAGGTTGAATGGTGTCCAATGGGTCGTCTCAATCGCCTGGGTAAACTCGGGGTTCCCAAGGACGTGCTGACGAATCATGGGCCACAGGTTCGGACACTGTGAGATGCTACTGAGTGGTTCAAAACGACAGTCGTCATTTTCATCGTAATTTTTGCGGAAAGGAACCTCTGACCCCTCCATTTTCTTCTTTTCCTCGATAAACCTCTTAATAATATGGCGGTGTTCGGTGGACGTCATGGGCAAATTGAATACATAGACGTGGTAGTGATTCAGAACCTCGACGCCGTCCTCAACGTCTCGGGGTTCTGGTGTGTTTGTCGTAAACTTAAAATAGGAGTATGACCCCCTTTTTAGGTTTATGAGCCCGCGTGTTTCTTCTTCGAGTTCTCGAATCGCACACCGAAGTGGATTATAGACCTCGCGTCGGCGACACCCGCCTGTGACGAACGTCCACTCTCTGTATCGTCTATCATGGACGATCAAAAAGTGTTGGACGTCATTCACTTTACTCATCGGTATCGCTATCGCTTTGTGCCTTTCTCGGGGGCCTGATCGAGGGGGACTTTCCATCCTCTACTGAAACTTCCGGGGCAAAAAATTTAGTGAGATTTCCCGTGCGTGGGTTATACGAAGCCGCAAATATGAGGCAGGCGATAATCGCCAAAAATATCCAATGCATTCTCTATTTTTCAAAAAGAGTTTAGTTGGCGTACAGAACCGAGCCCAGGCCGTTCTGGATGCGCAGAATGTTGTAGTTCACGGCGTACAGGTAAGGCGTGGGGTACGCGCTCGTTATGTTCGTGTTGTACAGACCCAGGACACCGTTGGGCAGGGTCGGTGGCACCACAATGCGGAACGTGTCAAGACGGCTGAAGTTCAGGGTTCCAGTGGGCTGGAGCTTTGAGGTGTCAAGGCAGTAGCTGATGATGGCCACGTTCGCCGTCGTCTGGGACAGCGCTGGGCCGGCCACGTAGCCGTAGGGAGTGTTGTAGTA